ATATAAACAAGCAGGAAATAGCGTGACAGTTAATGTCATAGCAGCAATAGCAAAGGAGCTACAATGAAAAATCTGACCTTATCGTTGGACATTTCAACTACTGCGACAGGATGGGCCGTATTTCACGGCTCTGACCTTGTCCAGAGTGGTGTCTTAAAGCATAAAAGCAAGTCGTTTTTTGAACGTGGGCGCTTCATGGCTAGCGAGTTAAGAGCGATTCAATCAAGAGCCTTGCAGAAATATGACGATCCTTTTGAATCGATTGTGGTCGAGAAGAACTCGGTCATGGGGCCAAATCAGCAATCCATGATTAGCATCGGAATTGTGACAGGCATCATCCTTGGACGGTTGATTGCTGACAATGTGTATTTTGTCAACGTGTCGACCTGGCGCAAGTACTGGAAGTTTAGTTACAAGGACCGAAGTAAAAAATCAATGAAGCTGCAGGCCGTTGCTAAGGTGTTTGATGAATTCGACCTGAACGTCAAAGATGATGAAGCTGACGCTATCCTGATTGGCTCGTATTTCGTAAGCCACGGCCACGAATTTGGTGAACTGGAAAGTCACAAGATAAGTTAAGGAGTCGCAAGATGAATGTTAAGAAATTAATTAAGAAATTTGAAGAACGAAAAACAATAATTGGCAATTTCCAAGGTTATGCAGTTTGGTGGGAAGATGTTAAAGAAATCTTTGAACAACTAGACGAACCAGGAACAGGTCATGCAGACGAAGCACCTCGTTATGTCAAGAACATACTAGCTCGATTGCGAGAATTGCCAGTGCATGATCGTGAAGTTTGGCTAAAGGCCATCATGGGTGAATTTGAGCAAGATTTTAGTCATGCAAAATGGCGTGAAGGCTACGAGCAAGGAAAACTTGAGGGAGCATGGGTTGGCAATCAATTGAAGGATGCTGATAAGATTCGAAGTGAGTTGAATAAAGTCCAAGTTCCGCAGTTTGTGGCGGATTGGATAGAACATTGCAGAGGTCTAGGGTATTCTTTATACCAAGCAATGGAGCTGGTTCACGAAAATGCCGAAATAAAAAAATGGTTTATATTTGTAGATAACCAAGACCTCTTCGCTCAAGCTTGGCTGGACGGCTACGAGGTCGAGAAAGAGAAAAAATACGAAATTAAACTTCTAAACCGAAACGACGGGGACTTATATCTCGTCAATCAAAATGCTAACTTAGCAGATAAATACGGACATTTTTCTCCCGTAGTACTCCTTTTTACGAAAAGTACTTTTTTTTCAGAAAAGTGCTACAAACTCACGAAAAAGGAAGTAGTTTCGAATGGATTCGGCTGGGTGTTCGATTGTGAGGGTATTGAAGTCGAGGAGGTGGAGTGATGACTAAAATCATGACAATTACTCCTAAAGAAGAGACAGAACTTGAGTATTACCAACGAATACTCAAAATGCTACCGTTATACCCTAATCCTCTTTCATCACATGCTATGGCTTATGTCAGTACCAAAATTGACCGATTGAAGGAAACTGGAAAACGAAAATTAGATAGCAAGGAGGCGACAGATTGAAAGGTACAAAGGATTTTATTCTAGCTATCGAAAATATAAAAATCGATATTTTAAAAGTATCCGATGACCTAAACGGTTATGAGTTAAGTGATATCAAGAAACATGCAAGGGATCTATACGAGTGCCTAGTATGGTTGCAGTATGCTGCGGAGGAGAATGAAAATTGAAACGATTTATCGCAACCTGGATATTATTATCTGCTGGGTTGAATGTCTGGCAGAGTATCCAGATTAAGAAATTAGAAGAAAAGCGCCCTATTGTAATCTACAAAGCAGATAATCAAGGCGCAGAAATCAAAGGCAGAGTCGTACACAAGGAGAAGATTGGCGACCTGTACACAATCACAGTACAAAATTACGGAGTATTCGTAGTTACTCAAACAAACTATGAATCTCTCAAAATAGGAGATGAGGTAAGATTATAATGACAAAGTACAAGAAACCAACTTACATCATCATTCAAGAAGCAATGGCAGAGCGAATTAGATTTCTGGAAGATGAACTGTATGAAAGGTCCTATAAGGATATTGAGAAACTAGAAGCTCAAAATGATTTCTTAAAAGTTCTTTGTAACAATCAACTTGAAATCATCATGGATTATGAATGGAAGCAGATGCAAGAGCAGGCTGCATTCATAAAAGCTAATGCCAGGAAATGGAGAGCAAGATGCAACTAAGATTGAAAGAACTTAGAGAGGACCTATGTATCTCTGTCAAAGACATGGCCAGAGATACAGGTGTTTCACAAAATACAATTCATTTGTATGAACGAGGTGGATATCCGTCGATTAAGCAAATTGAAATGATTGCTAAAACATATGATGTAAACCCTGCGTGGCTTGTTGGGTGGATAGATGATGAAATGATGCCTGGAGTCCAGGTCGTTGAAAAAGTGGTCTATAAAGAGAGCCCAACGGCAAGATTGCCGGATTATTTCAACAACAATAACGAAGGTAAGATTATCAAGTGGAAGCAGTCACGAAGATATCGAGGGGGTAGGAATTGAAGAAATTAAGCGACGAAGACCTCAAAACATTAGACAGAGAACTTTTCAAATTTCAAAACATTCAACGGACAATAGATTTGAGAAGGCTAGAACTAGAAACTCGAAATCCAGATTCTCAAAGTGGGTCCAGCGTAGGAATAAGCAAACCTACCGAAACCATTGCAATCAGAATAGCGGATGATCCAACCTTAAAATTTCTCGAAGGATTCAAAGCTATTATTAACAAACTCCTGATCAATCTAGTTGATGAGGATAAGGAAATTTTTAATCTGCGCTGGAGATATCCTCAACTGAGATGGGAAGAAATAGCAGAACAGAAATTCATGAGCAAAGCTACAATCTATCGACGTAGAAGGATTATCCTAGAGCAGTACGCTATTTTGAAAGGTGAGCTATAAATAAACATGAGACAAAAGACATCTTGAAGTCTCACAAAAAAAGGGTTATTATGATAGCATGAACTTCTGAAACAAAAACACACATCACACTTTAGGAGTCGTTCTTAATTCTAGTCAGAAAAGTTGTCCAACAGAAGTATCGTCAAGAGTCAGCAAATGCTGGCTTTTTGTTTTGGGAAAGGAGGTAGAATATGGAATTTGTATCACCGATAAAAGATAATGACGACATTCAGGCAATGAAAGATTATCTCAGAGAGTGGAATGAGATGTATTATATGCTATTCATCACAGGTCTGAATACTGGTTTGCGAGTCGGAGATATACTTACCTTGAAAGTTAAAGATGTCCAGGGATGGCACATCAAGCTGAGAGAACGGAAGACTGGCAAGCAGATAACAAGACGGATGACAAAAGAACTCAAGAAAGAAATGAGAAGATATGTCGAAGACAAACCATTTCATCATTTCTTATTCAAGAGTAGGCAAGGGAAAAATAAAGCAATCACTCGTGAGAGAGCCTATCAAATTATTCATGAGGCTGCTGAAGAACTTGGCATTGATAATGTTGGAACACATACAATGCGAAAAACGTTTGGTTATAAATATTACAACAAGACAAAGGACGTAGGGACATTGCAGAAAATGTTCAATCACTCATCACCTGCAATCACCCTGAGATACATAGGGATAGAGCAAGCAGAGCTTGATGACGCACTACGGAACTTTGTCATTTAATTTTTTTAGATATTACTTTCACATAATGAGTTAAGCATAAACTGAAAAAATGAAACTCTTTAAAACCCATGCTTAGTAAGGGTTTGAGATTTAGAGTGAGTTTAACAAAATATAAGATATGTGAAGGTGAGGGATAAAATTGGTATAGTTACAAGAGGTAGAAAATGTTAAAAGAATACCGTGATGATTTTCTTGGAGAAAAGGCCTTCGAGAAATTAAATAAAGATATTGATGCGAATCCTGGTGTTAGCTTTGAAATTGTTGGATATACTCAAACAGCATTTATAAATGGAATGCATATACCGCTAACAGCCATACTAGTAAAATGGGGTAATTTTTTTAAAGAATCAGAATGAGACAAAAGACATCTTGAAGTCTCACAAAAAAAGGTTTATTATGGTAGCATAGATTTCTTGTATGAGGAAGGGATAGGTCAAAGGCCTATCCCTTTTAGCATTATGTGACTATTAGTCCGTCTCGCTCCGTTAGGTGCGAGACAAAACAACCACCCGCTATGCGGGTGCGCGTCGAAGGTTATACCAAAAAAACTCCGAACGCGATACAATAAAGGTGTTCAAGCCAATTGTAAAGCGAAAGGAGAAAAATATGGCACAAAAGGCTCATAGTTTATCGCACACAAAGTGGCACTGTAAGTATCACATTGTGTTCACCCCTAAGTATAGACGAAAAGTTATCTATAATCAATATCGAAGTAGTTTAGGCGAAATATTTCATCGCTTGTGTAGTTATAAAGGAGTTGAAATTATCGAGGGTCACTTAATGCCAGACCATGTACACATGTTAGTAAGTATTCCACCAAGGATAAGTGTTTCGAGTTTCATGGGTTATTTAAAAGGAAAAAGTGCACTCATGATGTTTGACAAACACGCCAATCTCAAGTACAAGTTTGGGAATCGGCATTTCTGGGCGGAAGGTTACTATGTGAGTACAGTAGGGCTTAATGAAGCCACAATTAAGAAATATATTCAAGAACAGGAAAAGCATGATATAGCACTAGATAAATTAAGTGTAAAAGAATATGAGGATCCCTTTAGGGATAGTGGTAAGTAATACTAAAGCCTCTTTGAGAGGCAAGTGACGAGTCAAGAGCAATAAGGCTTGAACAAAGTGAAAGCCAGCGTCTTTAGGCGCTGGCTGGTAATTTGGGCTTATAGCCCTGGGACAAACCACCCGTTTGACGGGTGGTCATGATTGAGAAAGGAGGTTTGAGATGTATAACAAACCTATCAGACCATCCTTGAGATCTAAGAAGTGGGAGAAGTTCCGTGATAGGATAATGCGTAAGCATGATTATCTTTGTCAAGAAAGTTTGCGTTACGGAATTTCTGTTCAAGCAGAAATGGTTCACCATATCTTTCCTGTATCTGAATATCCTGAACTTGAATTCGTTGAATGGAATTGTTTGCCGTTGACGAATAAGAAACACAATACGTTTCATGATAGAGTGAACGATAGAGTAATCAACCAAGGCTTGTACTGGCAGAAAAAGAGAAAAAAAGAATTTTTAAATTTTTTCAAAAATGAAAAATGAAAATTTTTAGTCCCCCCCTATTTTTAAAAAATCATTTTGGCCAGTAGGGTACCGGTGAAGGGAACTTTTTCCAAGTCGGGGGCCTTCAAACAAAAAGGGGGTAAAAACTAAGCGATTTTGACGGAAGGAGGTAGTTTTTGGCTAAACCAATTACAGCAAAGTCGATTAAGTCAAAAGTGGTCAAGCAGATGAAAGACTTGGGCACTTATCGTAAAGAGTTCGAAATGATCATTGATATTTTTGCAGGAATGCTCTACCAGTATCAGAAACTTGCTCAAGATTATGCTGACATGGGTTATCCAGTAACAGACACCTACGTCAATAAGGCTGGTGCTGAAAATGAGCGCAAAGTTCCAATCTTGACAGCGATGGAAATTTTGAGGAAAGACATCCTCAGCTACTCTAATCAGTTGATGATGAATCCTAAGTCTCTTGGTGAGGTAGTAGAACAAGAGGGTGAGTCAGTTCTTACTGAGGTCCTGAAGTTTAAGAATGAACTGATAAAGAAGCGAGTGAAAGATGGATAAAGACTTTGAAAAACGTTTTGCCGATTTTCGCCACGCTACAACCAATCTTGGAAAAGCTAAAGCCTATGTTGATTATGTCCTGAGCTATCAAGAGGAACATAACGAAGAACGGATTTTGGCTGCTGAACGCTTTTTGAGGGATTTGGGAAATCCAGCATATGAGCTTGATGAGGATATAGTGGATTTTGCCGTTCACTTCATTGAGAACTCAATTGTTCATCAGCAAGGAGATGACATGTTTGCCATGTCTATCCGTAACAAACCTTTGATTTTGCAACCGTGGCAACATTTCACAGTTGTCAATCTCTTTGGGTTCTATCACGCTGGTACGAACGAGCGTAGGTTCAAAGAAGCCTTGATAATGCTGGCACGGAAAAACGGCAAGACCAGCTTTACTGCTGCTATTGCTTTGCTTTATCAGATTTTGGATGCCGATAGTGGTTCAAAATGCTATATCGTGGCCAATTCTGTCAAGCAAGCGCTGGAAGCCTTTAATTTCATCAAGTTCAACGTGGAACGATGGAATGAAAAATCTATCCGTATCAAGGATAATAACCAAGAACACTCTATCACAGCTAATTTTGGAGATGATGGGTCATTCTATATTCAGGCCTTGGCCAACGATGAGAGCCGTTTGGACTCTCTCAATGGCAATGTCACGGTCATCGATGAAGCTCACACGATGAGGAATGGTAAGAAGTATGGTCTTATGAAGAAAACAATGTCAGCATACCGAAACAGTATGCTTTTTGTTATCTCAACGGCTGGTGATATTCCTACTGGTTTCCTTGCTAACCGTTTGAAATACTGTCAAAAGGTCCTTAAACAATTGGTCAAGGATGATTCCTTGTTCATGTTTATCTGCAAAGCTGACCAGACGACTGATGGAGACGTGGGCGATTACCTGGACGAGAATGTTCTGAAAAAAGCCAACCCCTCGTGGGGTGTAACAGTATCGCTCAAAGCTCTGAGAGAAGAAGCTGAGCAGGCTATGAATGATCCACAGACTAGGAATGAGTTCTTCAACAAGACTTTGAATGTCTTTACAAACTCAATGAACGCTTATTTCAATCCTGATGAATTTATTGCTTCAGACAGTTGTTACGATTGGACTTTGGAAGAATTGGCACGCTTGCCTATCCAGTGGTATGGTGGAGCTGACTTGTCAAGGTTGCATGACTTGACCGCAGCTGCTCTTTATGGGGTTTACCATGATGGTGAGAAAGATGTTGATATTTGCATCACACACGCTTTCTTTCCTCGTGTCAACGCTCAAAAGAAAGCCAATGATGACGGGATTCCACTCTTTGGCTGGCAGTCTGATGGTTGGCTGACGATGAGCAATACTCCGACCGTACTCTATGATGATATTGTTAAATGGTTTATCAAGATGAGGGAGAAAGGGTTCAAGATTGCTGCTGTTGGGATGGATAGGAAGTTTGGCCGTGAGTTTCTGACGAAGATGAAACAAGCTCGGTTTAAGATGATTGACCAACCTCAGCTTTTTTATCTGAAATCAGAGGGGTTCAGACGGATTGAGTTCAAAGTTAAGAATAAAGAATTTTACTATCTTCATTCTGACGCTTACGAATACTGTGTGAGCAACGTTAGAGCAATTGAAAAGGTGGACGATGCTGTGCAATATGAGAAATTAGACGGTGACGGTGGTACTGCAAGAATTGACTTGTTCGATGCCAGCGTTTTTGCTTGCATTCAGGCTCTTGCTAATCTTGGTAAGAATCAGAATGTCATGAGCTTCTTTGATTAGAGAAAGGAGGTGAGGAAAGATGGGGCTTTTAGATAGGTTTTTGAAACGTGGTAAGAGTCGAGGTGGAACGAATGTTATCACTCATTCAGATTTTGGGCTTTATATTGACGGTGATAGCTATGTGCCTTTGGCCCGCAATCCTGATGTGATTGCTGCGGTCAATAAGATTGCTGACATGGTATCTAACATGACCATTCACTTGATGGAAAATACTGACAAAGGCGATATCCGAATTAAAGACGGACTTGCTCGCAAGATTGATATAAATCCATGCGATAACATGACTCGCAAAACTTGGATTTTCAAGATTGTGCGTGACCTGTTGCTATTTGGTGACGGAAACTCAGTTCTTCATGTTGAGTATGATCCTGTGAATGATTACATTTTGAACCTGAGACCATTCTCTATGAGTGAAGTCTCTTTCAAAAGTGATGATGTTGGTTATATCGTGAATTATCGTGGCATTGACTACAACTCAAGCGAAGTCGTTCACTTTGTAATCAATCCTGATCCAGACAATCCATTTGTAGGGACTGGCTACAGACTTGCTCTGAGGGATATTGTTAGGAATTTAAACCTTGCAACTCAAATTAAAAAAGGTTTTATGAGTGGCAAAAATGTTCCTAGCTTGATTGTTAAGGTTGATTCTTCGGATGGAGAATTGGGCACGCAAGAAGGACGAGACAGGGTTGCTAAGAAATATTTAGCAACAAGTCAGGCAGGTGAGCCGTGGATTATTCCTGATGCTTTGTTGAATGTAGAGCAGGTTAAGCCGCTTAGCTTAAAAGATATCGCTATTAATGAATCTGTTGAAATTGACAAGAAAACAGTTGCTGGGCTTTTGGGAGTGCCAGCTTTTATTTTGGGAGTTGGTAGCTTTGACAAAGAAGAATACAACAACTTTGTCAATACAACGGTCATGAGCATTGCTACGACGATCACTCAGACCTTAACGAGAGACTTACTCGTTTCGAATAATCGGTATTTCAAACTTAATGCTCGCTCGCTTTATTCGTATGACATTACAGAGTTATCTTCAGTTGCTGAACAGATGACTAAAAGCATGGCAATGCGTCGAAATGAGTGGAGGGATTGGCTTGGGATGCCACCAGATCCTGATATGGATGAGCTCCTTGCTCTTGAAAATTATCTACCGCAAGACAGACTTGGGGACCAGAAGAAACTGAAAGGGGGTGAGGAAGAGAATGAACAAACGGAATAGCTATCGCACTGCTCAGTTCAAAACACGAGAAGAAAGTGAAACTGGTGATTTGATTTTGAGTGGGTACTTTATCAAGTTTGATGAAGTTACTGAACTATGGCCAGGCTACTTTGAGGTAATCAAGCGTGAAGGTGTTGAAAAAGCCATCAAAGGAGCTGACATCAGGGCATTATTTAATCATGATGATAGTTTGGTGCTTGGTCGTACTGGTAACGGGACGGTCATTTTAGGAGTTGATGAAATCGGGCTTTACGGCGACATCATCATCAACAAGGATGACCCGCAAGCTGTTGGGGCCTATGCTCGTGTTCAGCGTGGCGATGTGATTGGATGTAGCTTTGGTTTCATCCCAATCAAAATCAATACGGAAGAGCAAGCAGATGGTTCGTACCTGGACACTATCTTAGAATTAGAAATCTTTGAAGTGAGTCCATGTACTTTCCCAGCCTATCCGCAAACGGAAATTGCTGCACGACAGAAAGACTTTGAAAGTCAACAGCGTGCCAATCGTGAAGCGCTGGACAAGCGCAAGAAAGAAATTAAGGAGAAATTTAACCTATGCACAAATCATTGATTTTAGGCGCTCGCATGCGCAACAAAGCAGAAAAAGTGGTAGAACTTGAAGAATCAATCAAAGAATTGAACAAGCGTTCTGAACTTGAAGCGAAGAAATTGGATCAAGCTGGAAATGATGAAGAAGTTTCAGCAGTTGAAAAGAACCTGGAAGACATTCAAAAAGAATTGGATGAAAAATTGGCAGAAAAAGAACAACTTGAAAAGGAAATCGAAGATTTGCAAAATCAAGTTGAAGAATTGAATCGCAAAGCCCCGACTTACCCAAGTCAAGAAAAACGTGGAGGACAGAAATTGGAAAAACGTGACGCAGTACTAGAATTCATCCGCTCTCGTGGACAAAAACGCACAGGTGTTAAAACAACAGATGTAGGAGCGATTATTCCGAAAGAGGTTTTGGAACCACAAAAAACACCTGAACGTCAGAACCCGCTGCTTAATCTAATCCATATTGTAAAAGTAACAAGTGGCTCAGGCACTTACCCAGTCATGAAGAAATCAAATCGTAAGATGACAGAGGTTGGTGAACTTGAAGAAAATCCAGAATTAGGAAAAACAAAAATCACTGAAGTTGATTACAAAATTAAGACTTATCGTGGGGAACTTCCTATCTCTCGTGAAGCGATTGAAGATGCACAATATGACCTTATTGGAATCATGCAAGAAGATATTCAAGATCAGGACGAACAAACAAAATTGGCAATTGTTGCGGATGTTTTTAAAACTGCAAAAGTTGTAAATGCTAGCGGTTATGATGGACTTAAAGATATTTTGAATACTAAGATTTCATCTGTTTATAAAAAATCTCTTGTTGTTACTGACTCTATGTTCAACGCATTGGATAAAGTTAAGGACAAGGACGGCCGCTACATGCTTCAACCTGACATCACTTCACCAACAGGCTATTCATTCTCTGGAAAAACTATCTACCCTGTTGATGACACTCTTTTGGGTCAAGAAGGGGAAATGA